ATTACTAGCCGCAGCTAATACTGGCAGTGTACCTGATTGGTTTGGTAAATTAATTGTACGATCAGCAGTCGGATCAATTATTGTAAGTGTTGTCTCATGATCGTCTGCTGTAGCGCCTTCAAATACAACAGCATTCTGTGCATTCATAGTAACACTATCAACAACAGTCTGAGTACCTTGTACCGTTAAGTTACCTGCTACAGTAAGATTATCACCAATGGTAACTTCAGATGTTGTATGACCTATAGTTACTGCACCACCACTTGTCTCTGTGGATATTTTTAAAGCACCTGTAGCATTAGTTAAATAAGAGTTTGAACCATCATGATAAGCAGTTAAATCATCGCCTGTACCTAGCTTAATCTTAGCATTGTCTGGCATATCAACGTGAGTGGCAGGACTTAGAACACCTACAACAGCAACAGTGCTATCAGCCGTTAATGCTCCAGTGACATCTACTGTACCAGCAAAGTCTACATTAGCACCAGTAAATGTAGCAGCGGCTGTAGTTCCACCTTTAACAACTAAGTTTCCACCGCTGTTTGTTAATGAGCCAAATGTTGCCGATCCGTCTTGTAGACTAATATCTCCACCATCTGCATTCAGGATTATGTCTCCTGCAACGTCTAGTGTTAGATCGCCGCTAGAGAGATCAATCTCTGTGCCATCGATTGTGATGTTGTCTACTACAACTCCTGCATTGGCTGTAACTACGCCCGTAAATGCTGATGTACCCGTTACCGCAAGTGTACCAGCGGTTGCTACGTTACCAGACGTATTTGCTACTGTGAACTTGTCTGAGTCCATAGTTAGACCGCCGTTTAAGGCAGTTGCACCTGTAACAGTTAAAGTACCTGCGGTAGCAACATCACCTGATGTATTTGCAACAGTAAATTTGTTGCTATCCATCGTTAGGCCACCATTAAGAGCAGTCACACCAGTAACAGTTAGCGTAGAGTTAAGAGCAGTGCCTCCAGTTAGTGTAAGTGTGCCGCCAACTGCGGCATTTCCTGAAGCAGAAATACCGCCGCTTAGGAATATATCTTGGAAACGTAAGCCATTAGAACCAAGGTCAATCGTGTCATTAGCTACAGGAAGTATAGCATTACCAGATGTAACTTGTACTAGCTCACGCCAAACTGCTGCACCCGAACTGTTGTCTGTACAGATGTATACTCGATCTGTTGATGTGTTTGTCCACATTGACCCAACTGCATAGCCATCTGCACTATCGTCACCAACCACAGGGGTAGAAGTTGCAGAGAAGTTATTCTTACCTGCTGATCCACCATTAGCCACTGGGAGAAATCCAGAAACCGAAGTCGCTAGAGGTATCTTTGGAGCATCTCCCGTACCGCCTGTATGGCCGTGACCAGTAGATGCATGAAATGCTGCAAGTAACTGGTTAAATTCAGCATTAAGTGGAGGTGCTGTAATTGCACTACCATTAACAATACTAGCTGATGATTGTCTGGTGTAACCTGCCATAGTCTATCTTCTCCCTGCCGCACTAAACTCAAAGACTAACCCCTGAATTGAGAATGGTTCTGATTGTCCGTCTGTCACAAAAGTAGCTCGAACTGCAAAGCCCGAACCCTGAATATCTGATGTCATGATTGGTTTGGATGCGCCGCCGTAAACTACGTTGCTTCCGTTATAAGTAATATTACGACCTGCATAAATTGTAGGCGCTCCTGCACTTGTTTGTGTGTAAGTTGAAGGTACTGATGTATTGTAATCACCCCAATCGTAATCGATAGCGAGGTTCATCTCGAATGGGCCTTCTGCACGTATAAATGTATTTAATTTTCGTATAACTTTACGCTGTTCTGTCTCACCAAAATCTAAATAAGGTGTAGCATAAACAGATATAATATTAGAGCCGTTAAAGCTCGTTCCGTTTTCTTGGCGATAGACTTTACCATCATGATCTCCATGTAAAATTATCTCTTCTGTGCCTACATAATCAGAAGTAGTACAACTTGCACGAATACCAAGTAGCTGCCCAAACTCCCAATCTATCTGGCCTGAAGATTGAGTTAAGCCACCAATAATACCTATAGAGGATGCAGCCGATACTACGCTACCGCCTGTTGTTGTGGTAACAAAGTAACGTACCTGAGACTTAGAACGTATAACAACGCCTGTTAAAGCGTCCATGTCTTCGTTCTTAATGAGATCAACAAGAGTGGATTGTATTGGCTTAGATAATGTCTCTAGCTCGATATCACCAACTCTAGAAGTACCAGCAACAGGTCTAAATCCATCAGGACTTAGGAACATAAGATCGCCACCGATTTCTAGGACGCTATCTCTAGCAACACAACCAATATTACTTGTTACGTTCTCTAAAGCAAAAGCATTAGAAGCATTAACAGTAACCTTCTTGATATTCTTACTACCAAATACGAATAGGTTATCACGGAAAGGTTTGATCTGTACGACATCAAAGCCCGAAGCTATTTGTCCTGCACCTGCCGCAGATGTCCATGTGTAGGCATCATTAGGAGCAGAGTGTGCAATAGCTGCTCTAGTAGCCTCATGTCCAGATAAGAACAGATGGTTCTCAAATACATCAACTAAGGCAGGGGCATTAAGAGCTTGTGCGCCACCTGCTGTATTATTGCTTGTGTGATAGCCACCCGAATGAGAGGATTTTATCTCTTTCCATTTACTACCATTAAATACTATCGCTGGATTAACTCCATCTACAAAGCAAATTGTATTGCCAGTACCAAAGTTAAACTGTTGGTGGCGTATTCTATTAACTGTTAATCCATTAGCAGTCATGGGTCGTGTAACTGAATGATCTAAAGTAAACTTACGCCAACCAATGTTAGCAGTGTAATAATAGAAGCTGTAATTCGTAGCACCAGCATCCTGTCGAATTGCTATGATAGTTGTGCCACTTGTTACATCATTCTTAAATATAGCAATGCCAAGGACTTTGCCTTGGCCTGTGGTTGAACCTGCTACTGTTACTTCGCCATAATCAGGATCGTAGTCATCATAGCCCTCAATACGTCGATAACCGCCAAATAATGACGGCTCATAATTCAACATACGTGTAGCTGCGCCTGGAGAGTTATCCGATAAATCTAAATGATTTTCATTCGAATTAAGCCCACCACTACAAACTAATTTGAAGGATTGTATTTGGTCAGGCATTAATACTTAACCCTTGTGTCACGAATGTATTCAAAATTATTAATGTATAAAGTTTGTAAGTCCTTAATGCCTTGCTCAAAGGCCATGAAAGACGCCTGAGAAGATTCAAGGTTATCTTTAAACATATAGAGATGGTATAAAGCGCCATCTACTAAGACAGTATCGAAGCTATCAGGAATACGAGTAACGTCATCCGCTGCTGAGATATCAGAGAAGTTCTGATAGTATCTGAATTTTAGTGTGTATGCTTTATCAGGCGATGGGCTTACACCGTAGCCATTACCGTGTGTGGCAAATATAAAGCGTGGTACAGTTCTACCTGTACTGCCAGAAGAGTGATCAGCATCACGATGCTTCTTGTACCATTCATCACGATCTATATGTTTAAGTGTCGTAAAACTTACACCTAATGCTGCATCTTCTTGGATTTGAAAGCTGTTAAAATCAGCTATTTTATAAAAGGAAGGCCAGGTATATTCTTCCTGACCAACAATCAATGTATCTGTTTCTTCAGCGGCATTAAAAGGCCACTCAAACTCTGCTTGATTGATTTTAGCAACGGCTGCTTTAACAGCATCTTTGACTAGTGCTTGTACTCCAAGTACAGACGCAAAATCGCCTTCAATGATTTCTACTTCATTAAGGCGGCGTAAGACTTGATTACATAGACTGAGATAAGTGCTTGGCATATCATACCTTTAGATAGAGGAATGGGGCCAACAGTTAAGCCAGCCCCAAAAAGTTTATGCTAATCGGTCACGATCTACTTCGTCAGCAGCGCCTGTTGCGCCTAATGGTTGATAAATTACGAAGAATTTATACGAACCTGCTGAAGGAGCATTAGACCCTGCTAATTTAGCAGAGATCAACGTGTTAGCATTCGTTACATTTGTTAAGCCATTTACGGCTGTAATAATTGCAGCGGCTGCTTTACCCGCATTTATATCTACAGTACCCTGTGCATCGATGTCGCCACCTGTTACACCTATTGATACTGCGTTTGCACCGCCAACAGTAGCTGCTGCGATACACTCAGAACCTGCGGCAAGCACTACGCAATTGCGTGGTACTGTACCGATATCATGTACTGAGCTTGTTGTAAGAGAACCATGTGCGATTGTCGCTGTCTCTAAACGAACTGGGGAAGTTAACGCCATTTTTATATCTCCTTATGCTGCGTTATATTTAGCAGTAACAAGAGCTTCTGGACGAAGGATCTTCCTACCATAGAGATGCATTCCACGAACAATGTCAGCAAAGCTATCTGGATCACGGTATGTTTCCGTTTTATTGATCTGTTCTGCTGTTGCCACCGCTGAGTCATGACCAGCAACTAAAACACCATAGTTTGTGTTTTGGTTAGCTGAACCTGAAGTTCCTGCACCTGTACCTACCGCTGGTAAGTTTGAAGACGTATAAAGTCTAAAACCGTGGAAGTTTTTAACAGTTAGACCATTACGTAAACCACCAGATTCACCATAATCCCCATTTAGGAAACTTGAATTCTCGTCTGAAAGTAGCTCCATAAACACTGGATCTACTACAAGCCATCTACCTTGTGAATCAACTTGCTGTTGATCTAATAGACGCTTCATACGAGACACAACCATTGCTGGTGATGCTGTACCTGTTGGTAATGCTGTTGCACCTGGTAAACGTGCTGCTAGTGGGATCGAATGATCTCCAGCAGATGACGTTGTGATGTTACCAAATGAACCTTTGTTTAACTTCATGCTTGAAAGCAATTCGTCTGATCCTGCTGTATCAACGGCTTTATCGCCATTTACTACATCATTTACTGCGCTTGCAGCTGCATGTAATGCTGACTGCTTATAACCAGCTAAATAGCCAAGAACTTCTTGGTCATACTGATCAGCTAAACGGTGAGCTGCACGATCTGTCGCAAGCGACATAAAGTTCGTGTGCTGCATCTGTTCTTCAATATCGTCCATTTTAAAAGCAAAGTAATTTGCCTTATCTACGACTAATGAAAAATCCTCATCGTCTAAGTCTTGTGCAGCAATAGTTGTGCCACGTTTATATTCTGAAACTGAAATCTCAGGTTCTTTGATAATGCGAACTGTATCACCCTGTGATGCAATTTCTCCGAAATAATCAGAGTTCGTTATATCACCTGTTACGGTAGATTTTCTGAACGCTAGTTGGACTTTTTTCGAATAAATTACACTCGAAAAATTGCCGTTGGGCAGGTTGCCGTGACCTGCTGCTTTTGGAAATGCCATTGTTGTACTCCTTGTAGAATGGCGGGGCCGAAACCCGAACAAACACGGAAGAGGACAATTAAGTGGCAGTGATATATGAGGGTGCGTAAAACAATTTAGTTGCAGCTAAAAAGTAAACGGGCCTCACCACACTGGTGGACAAAACGTCTATATTCTTCTGTAAAAAAACAAAGTTAGAGGTAGACCATAAAGGTGGCTCTATTCTGATATTGAGAAATTAGGTTCTCAGAAGATATGTCTTTTAAAGACGTATCATTAAAGAACCGTTAGAGGCAGGTATTTGCCCCCTGCCTCATACATTTATTATAACATTAGTTAAGTGTCATTGCAACACCCTATCTTGCGCCACCAGAAAGGTCATAACTAAATGTTCCATTTTGCATAGCTTCTTGTATAGCGTCTTCATGCTTACTAAATTCTTGCATACTCATTTGTTGTACTTGGCTTTCGGAGAACGTAGCTCGACCACCAGAAGTTGGTGCAGAAGTTGAAGTTCTACCTACTGCATGTGCTGCTGATTTTGATTTAGTTTTCGTATTAGATTTACTCATATCATATTTATATAAGTCGATAGCACGGGAAGCTGATCTTGCATCAGAATTGTTTTTGTATAGAGCATTTTGGGTATCAATAGTTTGCTCTTTTACCCAATCATGAAAACTTTCATCTAACCTAATTTCACCAAAATCAGGATGCATCTTCAGAAGTTCTTGTTCAGCTTCTTTTTTAGTAAGCTTAGTTTCTAACTGGCGTAATCCTTCCATACGCTTTTCGCCCTCTTCGAGTGCTTCATTAGCTCTCTTACGTGCGATGCTATCCACAATCTTTGCTACATCAGGATATTTCTTAGACCAGACTTCAATCTCTTCATCTGTTTTAGGAAACTTTATTTGACCTTTAGCTGCCTGATCAAGTTGAGCTTTCATAGTATTTAGCTCTTGATCCTTTTGTTGCATTACTTGTTGGGAGTGTCGTCGGAGATCACCATATCGTTTTTTATATGTTGTATCTGCGCCTTCAACTACTTCAGCCTCTTTTGCAGGATTTTGAGCTTCAAACTCTTCTGCATAAGATAGACCATTGTCTTCTTCTTCTAGTCTTCGATATTTTGCCATTATTGCCTCATGGGGGTCGCATAAAGCGAGTAGCCCTTAATTAGGATATAAATGCGAAATTCTTTTTCTGCATTACACCTGGTAATTTAGATGTGCGTGGGTAGCTCTCCTCAACTTCCTCATCATCATCTAATTTGTCGTCTACTTTTACAGCAGCGACTTCGACTTCGATCTCCTCTTCAGGAGTATCGTCTTGTGCTTCTTCAACCTCTTCAGGTTCTGAAGCATCTTCCTCATCTGTGTATTGGATCAGCCCAGTATCATACATGCTCATCAAGCCCATCTCAGCTTCTGATTGCATACCCATGATATATTTTAGACCGTGCCATTTAACTACGTTTGCAGGGAGTACATACTCACCTTCAGAGATCATTACCTCAATATCGTCCCGTACATTTTCAGCACTTGAACCCATTGGAATATCGTTACCAGAGTACGGGTCAGACATCATTCCGTCACAGGCCATACCGCCATGAGACATCTCGATTAGCTCGTCATCTTTTATAGCTTTTTGTATGGCTTCGCCTGTAACTTCTTCATATTTACTCAATTTACCATCGCCGTTTTTGTCAGCTTTTTTACGGTCTAACTGCGTTTTTTCTTTAGCCATTTCTTCACCTTCTTCTGTTGTGATGCCTTTAAGTGAGCTAAGATAACCACCCAGCGCAAAACCTGTTTTTTCATCTTCAGAAATACCAAATAAATCATAAACTTTATCCCTTGCTCCTGCTGCAAGATCGATCATGTCTTGCTTTTTGTCTGCTAAACTGGTGTCAGAACCGTCTTGCTTAGAGTACAAACCAGATTCACCTGTGTAGAACTCTTGCTCTGATAGATCGAAGTTAAACATGTTATTTGAGCGCCACTTTGAATATTCCGTAGCGGTTGCTTCATCTTCAAATACAGGTAGCTTTTCGCCCGTAAATATATCGTATGGGCCATTCTCTTTGTAATGCTCAAACAACTTATCTAGGTTGTAGCGTTCACCTGTAGTAGGATCGATTGTAGGTGTTACAAGTTGCCCATCGCCGTATTCAAAAGACATAGATTTTTCTGAGTAGGGTTCATCATTCTCGTCATTAATCCAAACAGGCTTACCGTTACGGGTTTTTGCACCTTTAACTTTTCTTGCATTCACATTCATTATTCTGCTCCCTTAATTACTTCGTCACGAAGTGTTTTAAATCTACGCAACTCAGCAATAGCGCCTTGTAGTCTTAGAATGTCGTGGTGATCTTTTGAGGCTTCTAGTTGTTTATGGTGCAGTGCTATTTTTGCTTCTGCATATTCAATTAGAAGTTCCATTGATTTCTTATCGTTCACCAACATAAGCAGCGCACGATACAGTTGTTTATCCATAGGTGTGTTAACCCTATTGTTTAATTATAATGATGTAGGGGGGAGGGGTAACCGTTCCAGTGTTCCAGTAAATTGGAATACTTAGTGGTTAGCTATTATTGTACTGGTGGTTGTGGTGGGGCATTAGTAGGCGCTGGTTCATTACCGCCATTATCTCCACCACCTGCTCCAGTAAATCCTGGTGCGCCTGGTTCAGGTGCTGATCCTGGTGCTATATTTCCACCACCATTACCTGTAGGATCACTAGGGTTAGGTGCGCCTTCAGCAGGAGCAGCTTGTGCTGGAGGTGGTGGCATCATCGCTTGTATCTCAGCCATCATCTTAGCTTGTACGATTGCTTCACGTTGGTCGTTCAGGATCTTATCTTCATCTAGATCCATTGATGCTGCCAACTCACGTAGTACATAATCATATTTAACAAACGGGGCCATTTGTTGGTTCTGCGTCATTTGCATAAACTGTAATAGGCGTTGGCTACGGATCTCATTCCGCATCAAGCTTTCTGTGCCTCTAGCTTTTACTTCAAGATCTCCATTAGCAAATTGCTTGTCGAAGTTAAATTGCATGTTAAAGCTAAACAAGGATTTACCTAATGGTGCTAGTAGATAATCGTCTACATTTCGTACCACTGTTTTTATACCTTGAGCCGCAGCACCCATCAACATACTCATACCAGACGCTGTACGGCCTACACCTGTAATACCTGTTTGCCCGTGTGAAAAAGACGGGATGCCTGTACTCTCATCGGATAGCTGACGAGCTTTATCAAACATCATCAGTAACTCGTTAGATACGTTAGGAAACTTCGTGCCGAAGATAGCTTGACCAGGCGCTCCTGCTTGTCTGCGAAAGACCTTACCAGGGTACACTGATAGGTCTTGCCCAGGAACAAGGTTAGTTTCATCTATCTCAATTAACAGGTTGCCTGATAGTGCCGCATTGTCCACCGACATACGCATAAACCCATTCATCAATAATTGTGTGTCCATCATGTTCTCAGCCACGCCAATGCCAAATAATCCATAAGGGTTTAGCTCGTAAGGAACTGCACAGAATGGAATACGGCTTGGTGTAAATGGATTTAAGACTAATCGTAGTATTTGACCGTTACATACCCATACATTTACCTGTACTTGGTCACGATCCTTTAATTCTTTTGGTATATCTAAATCAGCATCTTCTGCTAAGTCAGCATCCATTACACCCCAGTATTCTATAACCTCAAAGCGCTCAATACTGTCTGATTGGTTATGATCTTCTAAGGTATCTTCCCAGTACTCTCGACTGTAGTTAGCACCATATTCTATAGATAATTCTATGCTTTCTTCCCTAAAATGTGGTCTTTTCTTTAGGTTTCTTAGCTGAGAACGGCTTAAACGGTGACGCTGCACTACATATTCTGATTCTGACATGTTTCTAGCGTCTGGATCAGGATACATATCCCATATGCTTACATATTCAATCTTTGGTATGGTTTCTAGGATAGGATCGTAGTTACCTTCGCTATCCCAACGTGGATATTCCTTATCATAGGCAAATGGCCCTTTGATAATACCTGTACCAAACAATGCACACTCAAAAGCAGCAGATCGTAGATGCTTATCAGCGTTGGTTTCTTCCAACTGGTCGTGCATCTTCTTTTCCATCAGTTGAGCAGCACGTTTTGCTGGTTCATACGTGATAGAACCTGGATTAGTACCCGCACCTGCCTCTAAATCATCTTTAATAGGCTCTAACTTGTCTTGGTATAGCCCTAAGTCTCGTGCAATCTCTGGTCGGACGATATTTCGTGGTACTTTGTAGTCTACTTGCGTTTTTTCTTTAACTTTTTCATCTGTAAGAGCATTTGGGTCAAAATGTACGCTATCAGCCACATTATTTGGGTATCTACGGGCTTCCATGCCAATGGGAAACTTAGATCCTGCAAACAAAACGTCTGTCATCTGTGCATATGCAGCTAAAACCTTAGTTTTAGTGATCTTAACGAATGCCTGTGACTTCTCAGTTTCAGTAAACTGTACTTCTGGGCCATAAATGCCTCGGTAATTTCGATAAGAGGACAACCAACGCTCTTCATCTTGCTGCCTATGGTCTTTTGACCTACGAAACTGTGTAGTGACGTATTGCGATAAACCAGAATACTCTAAGTTCTCCTGCTCTACATCACCGCTTTCATCTAAAGACACTACATTTGTAGCTTCAGTATTTTCTTCAGGGTCTAAACCAGTAGGTTTGTCCATTAATGCCATGTTTTAATATCCAAATGTTGTATCTGAGGGTTGCCATCGACGTTCAGGAACACCTCGTCCCATGTCGAAAGGAGAAAGAGATCGTGGTCTACTCATTAAACCGTATCTAAGAGAGTCATATGTGTGGTCTGATGCATATCTTTGATCAATATCGTCTGATCCTTTAGGGCAGGATGGTATAACGGGTAAATCTGCTATGATTTGTCTACATGTGTTGAAGAAAACGATACCAGGATGTCCTGTATTTTCGTCTACCTTCAATCTTTCATGTAATTGGTTCTTACCTGCTACTCTAGCACCTGCACTACGATCACTTGGTCGCCATCTGCAACCCATTGTAATCATTTCTTCTGCAATACTTGGGCCTATCTGCCCTCGGTTATGCCAACAGGAGCTATCAAGTATACCAAACTTAATACTGTCACCCATTTCTGCATCTATAACAGCACGACCTAAGTCTTTGCCAGTATGTTTAGATAGATATAACTCTCGATAAACAATCAGGGTTTCGAATGCAGGATCAATTGCGTACCAGTGAATTGCACTCCACGAACTATATCCGTAATCCGCTGATCTAAACCGCACCCAGTTATCTGGTATATCAAATGGTTCTACAACATGTACGGATTGTCTAAACTCAGGAAACGCTGCACCATCTGCAACTGCCCAATCACCTTCTAAGAGTTGTCTGCGCTGGTTTTCTGGTAGAGACAAAAGGTTAGCTTCGTATTGCCCACCTTCCATAAGATACGGATTATCATTAAGAGATGCAGGAATAAACCTACGGCTAAATAATGGCTGACCTGCCTTCTCATGCCCTTCTGGATATTCTAATGGTTCACCGCTGCTTAAATCTGTTGCAACAAACGCTTGGTTTGCAGGAGCAGGATCAATAAACATCTGCTTAACCCAACCATGCCCAGCGCCCCCAGGGTTTGTAGTTGCCCGCATAAATATAGGCAATTCTGGATCAGTCGTTCTCAAACGTGAGCGCATGTAATCCCAAGCAAATGGTGTTGGGTGCTGCGTTAACTCGTCAAAGGCAATATAACTAAAAGCCAATCCTTGATAACGTCTAACATCATCTTCACGTTCTAAGTAGGTTAACCAAAGCTTTGCACCACTAGGTAATGTCCACTGTGATTTCTTTTCGCCCCACTTAGCTCCTGGAAATGCTTTAGGATATAGCTCCTGTGATTTCCAAATTAATTCTCTAAGTTCGTCATTAGTACGACGAAGTATCAGTCCATTAAAGTTAGGGTTATGAAAGTACCGCATTGGATCAGCGAGTAATCCAAACGATTTTCCTCCACCTGCTGCGCCTCCATATAGTACCTCTTGTTCAGACGCTGCAAGGAACTCTGTTTGTGGCCCAGGATTAGGTGCAAACACCACTTCCCTTTGTTCAGGTTCTTTCTCATAAGCCCCAAAATCTAAGCCATCACTAAGTTTATTCTTATTCTCGTGCTTGGCAAGCTTCTTAGTCATCAAAGTCTGAACACGTTTAGCATCAGATCTTTTACGCTTTACCGCAGCTATTGCTTTATCTTTTCTAGTCTTAGGCTTTCTCTTCTTGTTAGCCTTATCTAGTGCAGCAATACGAGGACTGTCTGGCCTATTGGCTCTCCAAACAAGCAATACTCCTTGGTGCGATATCTTGCGCTGGGCTTTCTCTGTTAGCCACTCAGCTACCTTACGAGTGCTATGACCATTATCAAGATAGTCCATAGCCTCTTCAATAAGAGGTACTAAGGTTTGATCAGGTTCTATTACAAGCGGATCATCTTCGTTAGCTTTATAGCCATACTGTATCCGTGCAGTAGCATTTGGCCTGGTCTTGTTAGCCCACGTCATCAACAGCCTTTGGTGGCAGGATGAATATGCCACCGCCTTTATTGGTGACCTCTACTTGTTCTTTCTTAACCAAACCAATTCGATCTAATATCTGCACAGCGGCAGCTATAGAATTACGAGCGCCCATTGCACTTGGATCATCTAGAACACCGATAATACCGAAAGCAGCTTTAGGAGCATTTAATGCGATTATGTCTTCTGTTGCTTTCACAATCTCTTTGTTGAGACTTCCAGTAACTTCACTAATCTTAGTGGTTTTAGCATATCCTGCTATATCCATAGCTTTACGATGATTGCCTTTGGCTTCACCCAGTAGAGCATCTAAGAACGCTCTCTGCTTATCAGTATGTACTTTAGCTTCATCAACCATAATTATTTTTTCTTTTCATTCTTTTTTGCAATAGTATGTGCAGCACTAAAAGATTTACCTGCTTTCATAGCAGTACGCATATCTTTCATATGCTTTGCAGTATGATGTTTCTTATGCTCTGCCATTTTTGCTTCTTGAGCCTTAGTAAGTTTAGTCATGTTTTTTTCGCCTTTTTCTTTTTAGGCCAACCAGCCTTCATATCAGCATAAGCTTTTGGGCTAACGGTAGACTTTTTCTTGCTACGGCTAGTTCCTGCTTTTTTACGAGCGTTCATGTTTTTAACTAGGGACATGTAATTCTCTCTTATTTTCTACTTCTTGTATTCTTTCGCCGATCCATTTCATCACTGGAACAGCCATTGAATTTCCCATTGCCTTGTATCGATGTCCGTTGGGGCAATCTTCTGGTTCTTTGCCACGCCAAGATATTTGCGTATAATCGTCAGGGAAACCTTGTAATCTCTCACATTCTCTTGGAGTCATTCTTCTGACTGTATTTGTGCAAACCATTGGCTTAGTCGCTAAGTCTGCTCCGCCTTGCCCATAGCTTGCGGTTAATGACATAGTTACATCCGATAAAGTTGTTTCGCCTGTAGCTTTACCAGTAGCTACTAAATCTGTTGCATCTTTATGATCCCTAGCCTTAATTGTGCTTGCGGTTTCATCTTGTATGTAATCACCAAATCCACGCATTCTTGAAGCTACAACTGCATGAACATCTGTGGCGGTTTGGCAGGGAGATAACTCTACAAAGGGTTCTACCTGATTACCGCCATTCTCTGGCTTTCTACCTATCCAATTACCAGGAAGTGCATATGTGACCAGTGCATCTGCTTCTACTCTGGCATTTCCTGTGCGACTGTAAGGAGCGCCTGTTCCAACTGTTGGGGCAACTCTTT